GCCTGATGGGAAACTGTACAAAGGTGAAACACATAAATCTGGGTCAACTTTAATGACTGGTGCAAAGCATAGTGCAAGTAGTAAAGTTTTAACTCACACCCCTACCAAGAAGGCGAAAAAGAAATGAAACAAGGTCTATATGCCAATATCAATGCCAAGCAAGCAAGAATTAAGGCTGGCTCTGGAGAAAAGATGCGTAAGGTTGGTAGCAAAGGTGCGCCAACTGCTGAAGCATTTAGACAATCTGCTAAAACCGCAAAGAAACCAAAAAAGGTGAAGTGATGAAAACTCCCGCTTGGCAACGCTCCGAAGGTAAAAATCCTAAAGGAGGGTTGAACTCCAAGGGCAGAGCATCTTATAATAGTGAAACTGGTGGTAATCTAAAAGCACCAGTTAAGTCGGGGGACAACCCTCGCAGAGCAAGTTTCTTGGCTCGTATGGCTGGCAATGATGGTGCTGAGTACGACAAGAAAGGTGAACCGACAAGACTGCTTCTTTCGCTCAAAGCATGGGGTGCATCCTCAAAGGCTGACGCAAAGGCAAAGGCTAAGTCTATTTCTACACGAAATAAGGCAAAAGCGAAATGAGAGCATTATCAGTTGGAGTTAGTCCCACAGCGGCAGTAGACACAACAGTCTATACCTGTCCTAGAGGCTATTACTCTAAATTTACTGTAATGTACATTCACAATACAGGTGGGTCTACCAAGCATATAACTGTTCAATGGTTTGACGCAAGTGCTAATAGCACTCTTGATATATTGACCCAATACGATTTCTCATCAAAAACTTATTTGCAGTTTGATGGCAACGCCTACATTGTTTTAGAAGAAGGCGATAAGATCAAAATAACTACTCAGTCGGCAAGCACATTCAGTTTTATAGCCACATTTGAAGAAGAAGGGTTGACTAGAGCATGACCTACCTAGAACTTGTAAACGATGTGTTGGTGCGCCTCAGAGAGCCTGTGGTCACCACTTTCAACGAAACCACCTATTCCACTTTGATTGGCAAGTTTGTCAATGATGCAAAGCGTCAGATTGAAGATTCCTTTGCGTGGAACGTATTAGTTCAAACTATCACAGTTACCACAGTTGCAAACACTTCCTCCTACTCCCTCACAGGGGCTGGTCAGAAGTTCCAAGTCTTAGACGCAATCAATACCACTAGCCTTTTAGGGATGACAAACATTGATTTTGTCACCATGAATCGCAACATCAACTTTTTGCCTGTGGGTACTTCAGCACCTACTAACTACGCTTTTAATGGCGTAGATGGTAGTTACGATACAAAAGTAACCTTGTATCCAGTTCCAGATGCTGTATACACAGTTAAATTCTCTTTAGCAGTACCACAAGCAACTTTGGCGGCTGACGCTACTGTGGTGCTAGTTTCTGATGTTTTAGTGTCTCAAAACGCATTTGCAAGAGCATTGGTAGAGCGTGGCGAAGATGGTGGTCTTTCTTCCTCAGAAGCGTACAACTTGTATCGGGCAATGCTGTCTGACTATATTGCTTTGGAAGGCACACGCTATCCTGATCGTGGGGAGTTTGTAGCAACATGACGCAAAGATTGCAGACCTTTAGTGTTCAAGCGCCAGGCTTCTTTGGGCTAAACACGCAAGACTCTCCTCTGACATTGGAGGCTGGGTATGCGTCTATTGCCACTAATTGCGTGATTGACCAATATGGACGTATTGGCGCACGAAAAGGTTTCTCAAGGGTTAATGCTTCCTCTGGCAATCTAGGCGCAAATGATATAAAAGTCATCCATGAGTTAGTACAACTTGATGGAACACTAACTGTATTGTTTGCTGGTAACAACAAGTTATTTAAGTTAGATGGCTCTAACGCTGTTGTAGAGTTGACCTATGGTGGTGGCGGTACTGCCCCGACTATTACCAATAGCAATTGGCAATGTGCATCTTTGAATGGCATTACTTACTTCTTCCAATCTGGCTTTGATCCTCTGATTTATGACCCTGCGGTAAGCACAACCACATTTAGGCGTGTGTCTGAAAAAACGGGTTATACAGGCACAGTTCCTTTGGGAAACATTGTTATTTCTGCTTTTGGTCGCTTGTGGGTGGCTGATACTACGGCAGACAATGTGACGATTACCTTTTCTGACTTGTTGGCAGGGCATAACTGGACTGCGGGAACATCGGGAACTCTTGATGTTTCTAGGGTTTGGGCTAATGGCGCAGATCAGATTATGGGTTTGGGCGCACATAATAACTACTTAGTTATCTTTGGTAAACGTCAGATATTGACCTATCAAGGCGCAACAACCCCTTCTACAATGTCATTGGCTGACACCATAGGCAACATTGGTTGTTTAGCAAGGGATTCCATAGTTTCTACTGGTTCAGACATTGTTTTCTTGTCTAACTCTGGTGTGCGTAGTTTGCTCCGTACTATCCAAGAGAAGTCTGCCCCATTGCGTGACTTATCTAAGAATGTGCGTAATGATTTGATGACCTATGTAGGGTCTGAGACATTAGCAAACATCAAGGCTGTTTACTCAGAAGTCAATGCTTTCTATCTTCTAACCCTTCCTATTGCCAAACAAGTCTATGTTTTTGATACAAAGGCTCAGTTGCAAGATGGTTCTGCAAGGGTAACAACTTGGGACTCTATTGAACCAACTGCATTGTTGGCAAAAAGAAATGGTGATTTGCTAATTGGCAAGAATGGGTATGTTGGCAAGTATGGGACATATCTTGACCATGCTTCTACCTATCGTTTTCAGTATTACACAAACTATGCTGACTTAGGTGATGCAAATGTCACATCAATCCTGAAGAAAATATCTGTTGTAGTTATTGGTGGAACTAACCAAATATTTACAATCAAGTGGTCTTATGACTTTTCAGGTCAATATTACTCTACACAAGCAACAATTCCTATATCCTCAGTAGCAGAATATGGAATGGCTGAGTATGGTGCTAATGGCATCCCAGTAGCATATTATTCAACGGGCATACAGATTGGCACTTTGGTTGGTCAGGCATCAGGCTATGGCAAAGTTGTGCAAACAGCGTATGAGGTTGAGATCAATGGCTCGGCTATCAGCATCCAAAAGATTGAGATTCAGGCTAAAAACGGAAAACTTGGGTAAGGAATAAACATGGCAAATTACACGAAAACCACCAACTTTGCGGCTAAAGATGCGCTTGCGTCAGGCAATGCCTCCAAGGTCGTTAAAGGTACTGAGATCGACACAGAGTTTACTAATATTCAAACTGCTATTACCAGTAAAGCAGATGGAACATTTACAAACTTCTCGTTTGTTGAAGCATCAAATGTCTTGTATATCTACAATGTATCTACGCCTGTGGCAAAGATAGATTCTTCTGGTAATTTGACTGTGATTGGCAACATCGTTGCAAATGGAACAATGTAATGAAAGCATCAGAAATCATTAAAGCAGATGCGGTCAAACGCAAAATTGACCCTGATAAAGCCTTGCGTACTGTTAGTGCGTTGGTTAAGGCTAAGTCTGCTGTTTTGATGCAAGAGAGTGATTCTGTATTGCTAGTTCGTAAGATTAACCCAACATCCGCAGAAATTCACTTGTTTACTGAAGACAACCCTAGAACATTGGCAAAGGCTGTTATTGGCTTTGTCAGAAGAGGCAAGGCTTTAGGTATTAAGACTGTATACGGCAAAGCAGACAACCAAGGAATTGTGGAGTTGATGAAACGAGTTGGCTTGAATGTACAAGCATCTGACTTGCAACAGTACAACTGGAAAGCACAGATATGAGAAATAGTCTTGCCCTATTAGGTATACCAGACCTCCCCATCTATGCGTTTCGCCATGTGGGAGATAGAAGAATTCAGCCCCAAGGTGGCGTTTCTAGCATTGTAGAAAGCGTTTCGGATACTGTAAGTGATGTTGGAAGTAGCGTAACAGAGTCTTTGGCAGACATTGATGACACAGTAAACGAAGAAATCCCAGGCGGTTGGGCAACTGTTATAAATGTTGCAACAGCAGGACAAGCGGCTCCTTATACCTCAGCGGCTCAAGCGGCAGTTGCATTAGACAAAGGCGCTAGTCTTGAAGATGTTGCCAAAAACTATGCTATTAGCCAAGCCGCTGGTCA